CAGTGGGCTAAATGCCGACTAGTCAAGGTCGAAACCTCTTTCATCGGCCTAGGTCCGTGCCCCGGCGGCACTAAACCCTCCACTGTCCCTTCCCCTACTTCCGAAGAAGTCCCGCGACTTGTCGCTCCCGCTCGAGCCCGGCGTTCAGCGCTGAGGCACCTAAAAGCCGGTCTGCCCTTTCATGGCAGAGGAACTTGCCACCCCCTGGCGCCCCTAATAGCCACCTCAGTAGCTAAGACAGGGTTCTCCAGGGCCGCTTGCCCGAGCACGACAAAGAAGGGACCAGAAGCCTATGGGCTTCCGTCAACTCTTCACTCATGAACCAGCGAATCAAAGGCCTGGCGCCAAAGATCCAACATCATGAGTCCACTCTTTTCTTCCTCCGTGTCACAATCTGCAGGCAGAAAGTACACGGGCCCCTTTACGTGGGGGGCACGACCACGGTACGCCCAGCCGACGAAACTGAGCATACGCCAGCACCGCCCGGAGCGGTACTGGTATGTCCGACGAATGTAGCCCGGACTGGGTGACCATTCGTCTCTCTTCATAGCCTTCCCTCGCCCGAACTCCCAAAGGAAGTGCCGCAGAGCCTCGGCTTCTTCGGGCGACGCGTTTCCCCTAACGCATCTCAGTCTGCTATCTCGGAGGTCCGGCGGATCGGGGAGATCCGTATAGTGCCGGCGGAATAGCATGACCCTCTCTCGCAAGAAAGAGGGATAGGTCCTAAAACCTATCTGTGAGGGAAGGAAACCCCATCTTCTTCCTATCCGCGAACGCACAAAGGCGTCCACCCAGCAGGGTCTTGAAGACACGGCCTGGACCATGTGCATCATTCCCCGATAGGAAGAATCACCCCCACCTCTCCGCAAGTGTCTTACCTCAACCCACTTGCTTCCCCTCCTTAGGAACACAGTCGAGTTGACCTCGACTATATTCACCGCGCGAATCGTCTTGGCGTCGTTGAGCCGGAACCCCGGAGGGTAGTCCTCAGCCGACACCTCCCGTGCCGCAGAAATGACACAGTCATCGCCATTCACGAGAATTCGCGCTCCCTCGTCGAAACGGGCGGCCCAGCGGGCCGCACAGTAGGACTGAAGGCAGAGGAGAGGAAAGGAGAGATAGGAGCCCTGCTGCTGTCCGTGTCGTACTCTTCGACGCTGTCCCTTCCCCATGTCAACCCACGGGGACAGCGAACCCTTCGCCAGCGCGCGAAGGCTACGGGGCACCTTCAGGGAACTGAAGAATGCAACGTCGAGGAGCGTCTCAGCCACTTCGTGGCTAAGACCGTCGGTTGCCGCAACCAGATCCACGGAGGTCTGGAAAGCGCCGACACACACAGCAGCCATCCGTTCTTCGGTCGGAGGACCGCAAAGAAGCCAATCCTGCCCGCGCAGGTGGGAGTACATTGTCTTGTGAAGCGGGCCGAGAAGTTCCACTGTCTCGTCAAAAATGACCAGTGGCCGACACTTCCCCGCAGAATTGACCTCTTTGTATCGCGCGCCGAGCACGGGGACCAAATCCGTCTCGGTCGTAGTCGCGGTAAAGAACTCTTCTCGCCGGCCTGCCCAAAGCAGGTCTGCACGCGAACGTTTCGGTTCGCGGCTGGTTGAGTTCGGGAGATGAGTGTTGACGAAACGCTCATATCGCCGATCCCAACCAGGACGGAAGATCTGAGTAGCCACACGCCGAACGTGGGCAAGGTACTCAGGGGATGGAGGGGGATTAGAGGAGAACGCGTTCTGTTCCCACGCAGAACGCGAGGATGGAGTGTGGTGAACGCAACCCGCTGGCAGGTTGCGCTTGATGCTGGCGACGCTGAGAGCGAACTCCCAGCGTTCCGCTCGCCACAGTCTCTGTAGTCGGCAGAGACCATTTTCCCCCGGGCGCTGGCGCCTGGGGAAGGGGACAGAGGCCCGCTCCTTGCCCTGTCCCAAAAGAAAAGAATGGTAGCGTCCGAGTTGATCGGGCTGAAGATCCGGCAGTTCGCAGTACGGCAAACCGTACCGAACCCGAACGATCCGCAGCCCGTTTCGGATGACTTCCATAGTGAGGCGAGCTGCCCTAGAGCAGCCCCCACACCGTTTAACCCCTGAACCGCTGGCGGAGTTACCAGGGGGTCGGTCCTTGACGCGGACCAAACGGCTACGTGCTGATCTGCGGGCCAGAGAAGCGCACGAAAAGACCGGCTTACGCCTCGGTGAAGAACCGGTCTTTCTCGAGTTAGAC